AGGATGTGGTAAACTTATGTGGGATGCATGGGGTGGAACTGCAGGAATCGAATGGGCACAGAACAAATTAGAAAAAATCAGAACTCAAATGAGTATTGACGTTTCTAGTTTACCGCCTTACATAGATGAAGTAGGTAAGAAAAAACGTAAGTTTAATGAATATGGTTGTCCTGCTTCTACTGTCGATATAGAACTAAATATTGCTAATCGCCAAGAAGCAATCGATGCTGCTAATTATGGACCATTAAATCCAGGTGAGCCTAACGAAGAATATTGGCAGGCAAAAGCAGATAAGTTTAATACGTCAGTAGAAGATGCTAAAAGTGCAACTTGCGGCAATTGCGGCTTCTTTGTACGCACTAAATCTATGTTCGCATGTATAGCTGCAGGCATTGGCGAAGAGCCAGCAGCGGATCCGTATGACGCTATAACAGCAGGTGAATTAGGTTACTGCGAAGCATTTGATTTTAAATGTGCAGCAGATAGAACTTGTGATGCTTGGATTGGTGGTGGACCTATTTTAGAAGAAGAAAAATTTATAGAACCTAATCCTTGTTGGGAAGGTTACGAAGCTTATGGTCTAAAGCCAGACGGTACTCCAAACTGTGTTCCTGTTAAAGCAGAAGCATTTGCTGAAAGACCTATAGCAAGAATACCAAAAGAGGAAAGAGGTAGAACTGGTTCAGAAAAAAACGAACCCGGAGACACTAAAACAAGCAGAGGTGGTATCGAAGTATCCCAAGAAGTAGAAACCTCATTAAAAGATAAAATTAAAGAACACAACGAAAAGAACCCACAAGATAGCCAAAAGGCAGATCTTGGTATGCTTAAAGCAGTATGGCGTAGAGGTGCAGGAGCTTATTCGGTAGGAACACCAGGTCGTAAAGGCATGGGACGTAACCAATGGGCTATGGGTAGAGTGAATGCTTTTCTAAAGATTCTATCTGGATCTGCACCATCGGATAAAGACTATACCCAAGATAATGATTTGTTACCTAAATCCCATCCTAAACATTCAGAAGCTATGAGTAAACTAGCTTTTGCTGTTGAAAAAGACAAACAAGTGTTAGTAGGACCTGCTATGGTTCCTGACATAGAAATATACCGTAAAGACGATGAAAATCCTGAAGGCTATTTTGTTAAATTTAGTAAAGAAACTATTGCTAAGATTCAAGAAAAGTTCATGCGGGAAATGCGAATCGCAGCAACCAATCTTGAACACGACGAAGAAAAAGACGGCAAAAGCTACGTCTTCGAAAGCTGGATCGTTGAAGACCCTAAAAACGACAAAGCAAACAAAGTCTACAATCTAAATGTACCGGAAGGCACATGGATGATTAAGATGAAAGTGCAAGATCCCCAGATCTGGGAAGAAATAAAATCCGGAAAATACAAAGGATTTAGTATCGAAGGAAATTTTATTGATAAGAAAGAAATGGACGAGATAGAAAGACAAAAAGAAGCTATCGAATCTATTATGAGTATATTAAACGAAAAATAAATCGGGACAAGGAAATGTCAGTTACTTAAATTGTCATATTCACACTCGTAAATCAAAATAAAACAACAACATGAATTACAGCAAAAAACTAAATGCTATCCGAGTTATCCTAGGATTGCAGGTTAAGCTTGCTTCTGAGAAACTAGCTGACGGAAAAACTGTAGTTGAAGCGGAAGAATTTGCAGTCGGTGCTGACCTAGCGGTTGTAGCAGAAGACGGTAGCAAATCTCCAGCTCCAGCAGGGGAACACGTAACAGAATCTGGTAAGAAAATCGTCGTTGACGAAGCCGGAAAAATCGTTTCAATTGAAGAAGTTGAACTTGAATCAGAGGATCCTAAAGTGGAAATCGAAGTGGAAAAAGCCGCTGAACCTGTTAAAAAAGGTGAAGAGCCAGTAAAAATGGCTGAAGAAGCTCCTATGGAAGAATCTCCTATGAAAGAAAAAATGGAAGAAAAAATCGAAGAGAAAATTTCTGAAGTTATGAAAAAAGTTATGATGGCTATGGAACCTATCGTAAAAGATATGGCAGAAATGAAAGCTAAAGTAGCTAAAATGGAAGAAGCTTACTCTAAGTTCAGTAAAGCTCCAGCAGCTGGCAAAATCCCAACTTTGAGCGAATCACAAAAATTCGGATCTAACAATCAAATCGATATTGTCGATAGATTCAATGAATTAAAAAATTCATTTAAAAAATAATAAAATAAACAACTATGAGTTTTAACCTCGCAGGTCTACAACCGTATACAGACCAATTATCAACCGATTTAATAACTAGAGCTGTCCTAAAACCTTCTTCAGTATCTGCTTTAACAGTACGTGGAGGCCTTACAGCTGGAACAACTGCAATTAATATCCTTGGTGCTAACCCAGATATTAAAGACTACGCCTGCGGATTCGGCGCTGGTCAAGTAGGTAACAACACTACTATCTTTACACAACAAGATTTAGTGGTTGCTACTAAAATGATGAAAGAAGAACTTTGTCCTAATACACTTAGAGACTACTGGTTGTCTTCTCAAATGAGCGTTTCTGCTTATCAGGAATCAGTTCCTTTTGAGCAAGCTATCGCAGATCTAAAAGTTAGAGAAATCAATAAGTACATTGAACAAAAAATTTGGAACGGAGACGGATCTACTCTTGATGGATTAGTATTCCAAACATCTGTAGCAGAAGGTGGTATTGATGCAACTTCAATTGCAGCTGACTTCGCTTCAGCTACTACAGCTTTCCAAGCTTTCTGGGATCTAGTAGACATCGTTTCTTCTAGCAACCAAGCTCTTTTACAAGAAGATGATCTTTACTGCTATGTTTCTGCTGCTACTTATTCTAAATTAGTACAAGCATTACAGAACAAAGGTAATTCTATTCTTCTTCAGTATCCTCAAGTAAACAACGTTACTGGTTCCCCAATCAACGAGTTTGTATGGCCAGGAACTAATATCGTAGTTAGACTTGCACCTGGAATCGTAGATACTGGTTCTCCGTTAGCACCAACTGTAATTCTTGGTCCTAAGAAGTACGCGTTCTTCGGAACTGGCTTAATGGATGATCAAGATAAGTTCAGATTCTACTACGATCCTTCTCAGGATAACGTTAAATTCCTTTCTGCATTCAGAATGGGTACTGCAGCTATTGCAAACCAGTTTGCTTCAACTGTAGCTTAATAAACAATAATCAAGAGAGTGGTTAGAAATAATCACTCTCTTTAAAAAAAAATAATAATCATAACATGGCATGTAATTTAACATACGGACTCGCACTAGATTGTATCGATAGCATCGGTGGTGTCATTAATACCGTTTGGATAAGTTCAGATGCTGATTTGGGTACTTTAACTCTTTCTTCTACTACTGGTTCTGTGTCATTAATCACAGGCGCCACAGGAGAAACCGGTACTTTCTATGGATTTGACATAGCAAAGAACACTGCAAGTTTTACAGAGACCTATAACATCAGTAATGAAAATGGAACTGCTTTCTTTGAGCAAGCACTTTCTATGAACTTACAAAAAATGGAAGCAAATAAGAGAAACGAAATTCTTTTAATTGCTCGTAACAGAAATTTGAAAGTGATATTCGAAGATGCCAATGGAAAATATTGGCTTGTTGGATATTCAAGGGGTGCAGTAGTATCAGCAGGTACTTCAGTATCTGGAACAGCTCCTGGAGATTTGAATGGTTATACTCTAACCCTTACAGCTCAAGAGCCAGCACTTGCTTATGAAGTGCAAGCAGCAATTGCAACAACATTTGGCGGTTGCACATTCACTGCAGCTCCTTAGTTTTTTAAACTATAAAAACAATTCTAACGCGTTAGAAGGTTTTTAGGTCAGATTTTCTGACCTTTTTTTTTGTTTTTTATGTCAATTTCAGAAGAATACATATTCATGAATAACAACACTAAAATTATATGAGTGGAATACTAAAACTAGGAGCAACGGGCGGTCAAATACTCTTCTCTACTAGTGGAACTTCGGGTTTTGCAACAACATCTGGCTATGGATCACTCTATTATGGTGATGATTTTCAGCTTAGAGTTAAAGATCCTAGCGGAAATATTACTATTTTAGGAACCGGTTCTGGTAGCTCTGGAACGTCAGGGTCATCAGGAATTTCTGGCAGCAGTGGCACAAGTGGCAACAATGGAAGTAGCGGAACATCGGGTGCGGATGGTACCTCAGGTAGCTCAGGAAGCTCAGGAGTAAACGGCTCCTCAGGCAGCTCAGGAACCTCAGGCGCGAGTATCGTTATTAATAGCAATACTGATAATTACGTTTTAACAGCATCAGGAACTGCAAATACTATTAATGGTGAATCTACTTTAACTTATTCAAATCCAGAATTAACAATAGGAAACCTTGTTAAAATTCGTCCAATAGGATTTACTAATATAAAATTCGGTGACGTTGATACTTTAGCTGCTAATACCACAGGAGCTTATAATTATGGTCTTGGTTATAGTGCTTTGACTAGCAATACCACTGGGGGATATAATATAGGTATAGGAAATGCAGCATTATCTAGTAATACAATAGGTATAGATAATACCGTTATCGGCCATAACGCTGGTAAAACTACCACGGGACAAAACAATGTTGTTATTGGTAATGATGCAATGGGATTTGGCCTAAACGGTAGAGATAACGTAGCTATTGGTAAAAACGCACTTAACTACGGTAGAGCAGATTATAACGTAGCCATCGGAACAGATGCTTTATCTGTTGCAGATAATGGAGATAGAAACGTAGCCATTGGATGGAAAAGTCAGGTAACAAATACCCTAGGAGATAATAACGTTTCTCTTGGTTATGAATCCCTTTATACTTTAGCAAGTAATAGTAATGTTGTTGCAATCGGCTATAGAGCATTAAGATCTAACACAGCAGCACAAAACGTTGCAGTCGGATCAGATGCTTTATTTTCTAATATAGGCGCCACAGGTAATGTTGGACTTGGATATAGATCCCTTTATTTAAATACCACAGGTCATTCTAATACTTCTATCGGTTGGCAATCTCTTTATAATAATTTAGAAAAAGACAATACTGCTATCGGTCACAG